GTTTAACCGCGGCAACTTTTGCCGTTAACTTTGCGCTTTACTATGTTGTTACTCGCGTGTTTGCAGATAACCCCGAACAACAACAAGATATGGGCGTAAGGCAACAAGTACCGCCAAGCGGTGTTAATGCTATTCCTATTGTTTATGGCAATGCGTACATGGGCGGCACATTTGTTGATGCGGTTTTGACCACCGACCAAAAGACAATGTACTATGTGTTGGCTATTTCAAGCATTAGCCCAAATGGTCAATTTACTTTTGACACCGCCGATATGTACTACGGCGATAGAAAAGTAACTTTTGATGGTACAGATTTAACCAAAGTTGTTAGCCTGACCGATGAAGCGGGCAATGTAGATACAAAGATTAGCGGCAACCTTTACATCAGTCTTTATACATCTACTGCGGGCGGCACAATCACATCCGCAAACGGTGCATCAGCACCTAGCACCGTAATGGGTGGTTCTGACATTGCAAGCGCACAGCGTTGGACGGGTACGCGACAAATGAATGGTTTAGGCTTTGCTATTGTCAAACTTGTTTATAACCGCGATGCCGATACAACCCAACTGCAACCAATTACATTTAAGGTAGCCCATACACTTAACGGAACGGGCGTAGCCAAAGCGGGCGATGTTTGGTATGACTACATCACCAATTCAGTTTATGGCGGTGCAGTAGATGCGGCGTTTGTAAATAGTTCAAGCGCAACAGCGTTAAACACTTATGGCGACCAAAACATAACATTTACAAACAGTAGTGGCGTACCATCTACGCAACCGCGTTACCGTATCAATGGCGTGTTAGATGCAGGGCAATCGGTTCTTTCTAATATTGACCGCATCATGTCATCGTGCGATTCATGGATGACATATAACGCGGCATTGGGTCAATGGTCGGTAGTAGTAAACAAAGCCGAATCCGCATCGTATGCGTTTGATGATGACAACATCATTGGCGAAATTCGCGTTAGTGCAACTGACATTACAAGTTCAATTAACCAAGTTGAAGCGCGATTCCCGTTTAAAGAAAACCGCGACCAAGCCGCGTTTATTAACATTGAAACACCTAGCGGTTTACTGTATCCCAACGAACCCGTTAATAAGTATTCAATTACTTATGACTTAGTTAACGATTCGGTGCAAGCGCATTACCTTGCCAATCGTTTATTGGAACAAGCACGCGAAGATTTGATTGTAGGTTTCAGCACAACCTATTACGGCATCCAAGTTGATGCGGGCGATGTTGTTAGCGTCACCAATTCTGATTACGGTTGGAACGCAAAACTTTTCCGCGTAATGAAAGTTAACGAAGCGTCATTGCCTGATGGTTCATTGGGTGCTAAGTTAGATTTAACTGAATACAACGCGCAAGTTTATGATGACCAAGACATAACGCAATTTACGCCCGTGCCAAATAGTAACTTGGCATCGCCCGTTTACTTTTCAGCATTAACAGCACCTACGGTTACAGCATCACGCCCATCGGATGCCGTGCCTAGTTTTGATGTGCAAGTATCAATCCCTGCAACGGGTCGCGTTACTTTTGGTACTTTGTTTTATACATCTACGCCCGCTGATTCTTTGTCGTGGAAAGTTCTTAATACTGCGGTTTCGCCTAACAATGTACCCGTAGCAAATGGCACTACTTACACATTTGCCAATCAAGTATTGCCCGCGGGAACTTTTTACTTTACTTACACGGTAGGTAATGAAATTGCTACATCGCAGAAAAGTTCAAATAGTTCTGCATTTGTTTGGTCGCCAACAGGCGCAACTGGCCCTGCGGGTGAAAATGGTTTAACGGCTTTAACGGCTTATAAAGTTCAAAGCCAATCAAGCGCAACGCCAACATTTACAACGCCTACAACGGGCGCTACAGCCCCTAGCGGATGGTCATTAACTGCGCCCGCTGTTTCCGTTGGTCAAGTAATGTGGTACATCATGGGCCGCTATAACAGCAACGCAGTTACGGTAGATGGCGTAGCGGCGGGAACAACGGAATGGACAGGGCCAGTAGCGGCAAGCATATTTCAAGACATTCGTTCGGATAACTGGAACGGTTCAAGCCCTCCAACGCTAGACCCAAATACACCATCAACATGGGGAACTTTGGGTTATTACATTCAGCAATCAACAGGCTATATGTATTTGAATAGCGTGTTTGGTCGCGGTATTGCTAAGTTTGATGGAAACTTTGTATCAAGCACATACACCACCGCAATGGAAGCGAATAAATCTTTAAATTCTGCTTCAGGTTTAACTGCTTATTCTCAAACTAACCTTGGTGTTGGCGGTGCGGTTCGCGCATATAACCAAAGTACAAGTGGTGGTGGTAATGCGATTTTTGCGCAACATACGGCATCAAGCGGCGGTGTTGCTATTTATGGTTCTAATAGTGGCGCATCAGGTCGCGGCATTTTAGGCGCGGGGCAAATTGGTGTTGAAGGTGTAGGCAACATTGGTATTTCAGGCGTTGCACCTTATTCAAGCGGCACAATTGCGGGTCAATTTAGCAATCAATACCCAAGCGGTATTGCTATCGATATTCCTTATGGAACTATTCGTTATGGTGCAACCGTTATTGATGTGCCGCCTACATCAAGCGCGACAAGTTATTTCTTGCGCGGTGATGGTACTTGGCAACTAATTGGTTCAATTGGTGGCGGTACTGTTACATCGGTTAGTGGTACTGGTTCTGTTTCAGGACTAACATTAAGTGGAACTGTTACAACAGCGGGAAGCCTAACCCTTGGTGGTTCTTTATCTGTTACGCAAGCAAACTTAATTGCATCCGCACCATCAGCGCTTTATTATTTGAGTGGTAGCGGTTGGACTTCTACAAGCCCCGTTATGAGTTTGGCGGGAACTAATAGCGGCACGGCTACAGTTTCTAGCAACACATTAAATATTCTTGGTTCAACATCCACAGGAATTGTTGGCGCTTATGTTGGAACTACAGGTTCGGGAAACACCGTTACTTTAGATGTTCGCACAACAAGCCCATCAGATATTCGCTTAAAAGAAGAAGTAGCAGACAGCGATTTAGGTTTGGCTTTTGTTAAACAATTGCGCCCCGTATCGTACAAACTTATTGCCGACCCCAAGCACCAAAAAGGTTACGGCTTTATTGCTGATGAAGTAGAAGAAATTATCCCAACTGGTTCATCATTAGTTTATGAAGAACCCGATTGGAAAGTTGGCGATGAAGTTGGTTTTAAAACTATTCATTACCCATCGTACATTGCGGTTTTAACTAAAGCAATCCAAGAACTTTCTGCGCAAGTGGAAGAATTAAAACAACAGGTAGGTAAAGTATGAGCATCGAATGGCGCGTTCTTTCAATGAAATGTTTTTCAAACCTAGATGGTTTGACGGATGTAGTTTATGAAATCAATTGGCTTTGCTATGCAACCGTTGATACTTTTGATGGCGCAACACAAGGTTTTGTAATTGTTCAATACAACCCCGATGCGCCCTATACGCCATTTAACGAATTGACACAAGACCAAGTTTTAGTTTGGGTTAAAAATGCAATGGGTGAAGTTGCAGTTACACAAGCCGAAGAACAAGCAATGGCTTTTGCAAATGAAAAGGCAAATCCAAAAACGGTAACGCCGCCCTTGCCTTGGAATTAAAAAAAGATAAAATAACTAAAAGACAAGACACCATCAGCCCGCAAGATTAGCGGAAGTTCTAACTAAGTTTAGGGAACGGCAAAATGGCCATCTTTAATAAGAATACCCTTGCGCAAGTAAGCGGGTTTGATAACCCCATTCTTGCGGGTGAATTGGTTTGGGATCAGCAAACCTATTGGAATCTGACATTCACCAATTCCGCAACAGGCGCACCCGTTGATTTGACAGGCGCAACCATCGATGCGCAGATTGTTCGCCGTGAACTATCCAACATCATCGATACGCGTAACGGCTTAACTTTTGACATTGCCGATTACACGCCTACACCTAGCGCAATCCCATTAACAGTTACTAACATTGTTGCCGCAAGCGGTTCATGCACATTGGTAATTGATGCGGGCGCTTGGTCGCTGATGACAACCGACCCCGAATTAGAAATTAACGCCGCCGACCCCGTTGGTTATTCAGGTCGCGTTAAGGTTAGTTTTCCATCAGTAGGTTCTACGCCCGCTGATGATGCAATTATTTTTTTGTTGTTCTTGGTGCGTAGCGATGGAGTGATTGTTTTATGAGCAACATTAAAGTTTCCGTACAAGATGGCAACAATGTAAATCTACAAGTAACGCCACAACCCCGAATTGATTTGCGGATTGACAGGGCGATTAGTGGCGCTACAGGACCGACAGGCCCACAAGGTAGCGGCCCTACAGGTCCAACGGGCGCTACAGGCCCTACAGGTGCGCAATCTACTGTAGCAGGGCCTACGGGTGCAACAGGTCCAACTGGACCTACTGGCGCTGATTCAACAGTAGTTGGGCCTACAGGCGCTACAGGCCCAACAGGTGCGCAAGGTGATTTAGGTAATATTGGCCCAACAGGACCACAAGGTGTTCAAGGCATCCAAGGCATACAGGGTATCCAAGGTATTCAAGGCCCTACAGGTTCGCAAGGCGCTACGGGTGATACTGGTGCAACAGGTCCAACTGGTGCTAATGGCGCTAATGGTTCAACAGGCCCAACTGGTGCGACAGGTCCAACTGGTGCGCAAGGTGTACAGGGTAACAACGGACCAACTGGCCCACAAGGTTTACAAGGCGATACAGGCCCAACAGGTCCTACTGGTGCAGATAGTACGGTTGTAGGCCCTACAGGTCCAACTGGTGCGCAAGGTACACAAGGTGTTGCAGGGCCAACAGGCGCACAAGGCGTTCAAGGTATTCAAGGTGAACAAGGCATACAGGGTATTGCAGGGCCAACTGGACCGCAAGGCGAACAAGGCATTACAGGCCCAACTGGTGCGCAAGGTTTAATTGGTCCAACAGGTAATACAGGTGCAACAGGGCCTACAGGTCCAACGGGCGCGGATTCTACTGTAGCAGGGCCAACAGGTCCTACAGGTGCGGCGGGTGCTGATGGTCAATCATCATCGTTTTACCAATACGATGCAGATACTACACAAACTTCAGGTACACCGACCGCGGGTCATGTGTACTGGAATAACGCTACGCAAACATCAGCAACCGAACTTGTTTTTAGTCATCTTACAAGCAACGGCATTGATGTTGATTTGTTTTTGTCATTCTTGAAAACAAGCGATAACATTGTTTTACAAGATGCAAGCAATTCAAACAATTATCAAAAATGGGTTTTATCTGCTAACCCAACAACAATACCCAACACATCGGTAACTTGCCCCGTTACTTTCGTAACTTCTAGCGGCACGGGTACAACTGGTTTTGCAAATAATCACAACCTGATTGTTGTATTGCAATCGGTTGGTGTAGTTGGCCCAACAGGTCCTACAGGCGCTATTGGCCCAACTGGTGCTGATTCTACGGTTGCAGGTCCTACTGGCCCAACAGGAACAACTGGTGCGGTTGGCCCAACTGGTGCGGTAGGCGCGACAGGCCCAACGGGTGCGCAGGGCATCCAAGGCGACCAAGGTATTCAAGGTATTCAAGGTGTTGCAGGACCTACTGGACCACAAGGTTCGCAAGGCATCCAAGGTATTCAAGGCGTTCAAGGCCCTACAGGTCCTACGGGTGCGCAGGGTATTCAGGGCGTAACAGGTCCTACAGGCGCTGATTCAACCGTTGCAGGACCTACTGGACCGCAAGGCAATGTCGGCCCTACTGGACCTACTGGCGCACAAGGCTCACAAGGCGTACAAGGTAATGTAGGACCAACAGGACCTCAAGGCATTCAAGGTGTGCAAGGCGTTGCAGGGCCAACAGGACCGCAAGGCGATACAGGCGCACAAGGAAATGTCGGCCCAACTGGACCTACAGGTAGCACGGGCGCAACTGGCGCAGTAGGCCCAACTGGACCAACTGGCGCACAAGGTATTCAGGGCGTTGCAGGACCTACGGGACCACAGGGCGTACAGGGTATTCAAGGCATTCAAGGCATTCAAGGCGTTGCAGGTCCCACCGGACCGACTGGCTCTACAGGTTCTACAGGTGCGGGAGGCCCAACAGGACCTGCTGGTCCTACAACATATCCCGGTGCGGGTGTTGCGGTTTCTACCGGCACTGCTTGGGGAACATCACTAACTGCGGCTTCTTCTAATATTTTTTCTGCTTTGGTTCAGCGCGATGCGTCTGGTAATTTTACTGCAAACAACATTACGGGAAATAAATATACAAACGACACCGGAACCGCAACAGCACCTTCATATACTTTTACAGGTTGGACAAATACAGGTATTTATAACCCGTTTGGTAATAGCCTTGGATTTACTGTAAATGGCACATTGAGAGGCATATTCCAAACAGGTTTTGGAGTAGGAACAACGGCAGACCCCGGTGCTGGTGCAATTTACGCCACAGGAAACATCACAGCGTATTACTCTGATGCACGATTGAAAACTGTAAAAAGTAAGATTGAAAACGCATTAGATAAAGTAGCAACGCTATCAGGTGTTATCTACACAAACAACGATGTTGCTAAATCATTTGGCTACGACAGCGATGAAGAACAAGTAGGCGTATTGGCACAAGAAATTGAAGCCGTGATGCCGCAAGTTGTTAAAGCCGCGCCATTTGATTTAGATGAAAATGGCAATAGCAAATCAGGACAGAATTACAAGACCGTTCAGTATGACCGCCTTGTACCTTTGTTGATTGAAGCCATTAACGAACTGCAAGCCAAAGTTAAATTGTTGGAAGGCAAACAATGACACTAAACGCATCAGGACCGATTAGCCTTGGAGGTTCAACTACAGGGCAATCTATCAATCTTGAATTGGGGTTATCAGCAACAGCAGAAGCATCCATTAACGCAACCAATTTCAGAACATTGGCGGGTGTTGCCTCAGGTCAAATTAGCCTAAGTAATTTCTATGGGAAAAGTAACGGTGTACCCGCAGGGCAAGTGCAATATGCAAGTCCGGGAACTTACTCATGGGTTGCACCTGCGGGGGTTACATCTGTAAGTGTGGTTGCGATTGGAGGTGGAGGCAGAGGTTCTGGATGTAGTGGCGCGGCTGGTGGTGGCTTGGGCTGGAAAAACAATATAACAGTCGTTCCCGGAAATTCGTATACGGTAGTTGTTGGAAGCCGCGCGACTACAACTTACTCAACAGGCGGGACTTCATATTTCATTGACACTTCTACAGTTGCTGGTTATGGCGGCGGTGGACAGACTTCTGGACCAATAGGTGGCAGTTATACCGGAACAGGCGGAGGCAATGGAGGCAATGGCGGTCGCGGCGCAAATACATACGGCGGTGGCGGTGGCGCAGGAGGTTATTCAGGCGCAGGTGGCAATGGCGGCTTGTATGGTGGTTATAGCGGAAATAGTGCGGCATCAGGCTCAGGCGGCGGTGGCGGTGGTGGCGGTGCTTTCGATAATTGTTGTGGCGCACAACCCGGAGGTAGCGGAGGTAATGTAGGTATGCGCGGTCTAGGTGCTGATGGTGCGGGAGGAGGACCCGGAGTGTCTGGCGGCGTGGGCAGTTCTGCTCCCGATGGAGTGGGTGTTGGAGGTGGCGGATATCCTGATATTAGTAGTGGCGGATTAGGGACTAATGGTGGGGTCAGGATTATGTGGTCTGGGGTAACACCAATCACAAGAGCGTATCCTTCAACTAACACGGGTAATTTGTAATGGAACTTTATATTCGTATTAAAAACGGGCAGCCTTTCGAGCACCCAATCATGGGTGATAATTTTAGAGATGTGTTTCCTGACCTAGATGTAAATAATTTACCCCCTGAATTTGCAAAATTTGAGCGAGTAGAAAAACCGGTAGCAAAAGTTTTTGAAATTATTGAAGATGTTACTTATCAATGGCAAGACGGTATTGTGAAAGATACTTGGGTAGTCCGCGCAATGACACAACAAGAGCGAGAACAAAAAATTCAGCAGTTAATAAATTCTGCAAATGAAGAAGTGGTTTTTAGAAAAGAATTTGCGCAACAAGGTTTGTCTCTTGCTTTGACGGACGAAGTAAGACAAGCATGGACTGAATATATCGAAACAATAAATGCTTGGACGCTTATGAACCCCGCAGACCCAAAAATTCCACATCATTTGTTCTTCTTCAGCTTCTTTGCGGCGCTTCTCTTCTTCTTTTAACTTACGAGCTTCAATGGCATCATCCCTGTCCATCTCAAGCTTACGGGCCATCATTTTGTTGTAGACATCAATGTTGCCAGTCTGCATGTAGAGGAGTTGAAGCTGGTTTTGTAGGTTCCTACTGTTCATCAATGCGTTTTCAATACGCATCGCAATTTCAAAGTTGGATTTGCCGCCGTTACGCTTTGCAGCAAGCATGGATTTTGTAGCGTTGCTCTCAGCGTCAAACAAACGCCCGACCATTACCGATAGGCCACCTATATCTTTGGCAACAGCTTGTGCCTTCTTAACAAGGCTGACGGCTTTCTCTAGCCCTTCTAGGGCGGTAATCGGGTCAATCACATTACCCCCAAATCCAAATAAGTGTGAAGGTTCCCCATACGGTAAATATGGTTACAAAGGCCGCAACGATAAACGCTTCGACCCAATCTTTCATGTCTTATCTCGGATTTCTTTGTAGATATGCCAGACTTTTTGGCCTATCAACAGAACGGTATAAATGAGAGTAGCCCATAAGACCAATTCACTAACCTGAACTCCCAGCAGTGTTGCAATAGAAACACTAGCTGGGGGAGCAATCTTAGCTGCTGCTGCTATCGCTGTTTCTGTCGCTGCTTGGTCGCTCATGGCTTTCAACTTTATCAAACTGTTTAAAGTCTCCAGCCATCATTTTGCGGTTGTTTAAAAGACGCTGGTCATTAGGTGCTAATTCTATAGCTTTTTCCAATAATTCCAATGCCTCTTGCTTCAGCCCCATGTGCCATGCCGCAATAGAACCTAGGTCGTATGGCTTCTCAGACCATACACTTGGGTCCATTGTGTAAACTAATGCTTTATCCTTAATTTCCAATGCTGATTTGGCTGCTGAATAGCACTCAACCCAGTTGGATTTCATGTA